GGTCCACTTGCCGCCGACCAAGCTACGGTAATTGTTGGCCATCTGCGTATACTCCGTCATCAGCGTGTTCGCTTCGACTGGCGTGACGGAACGGAACCCGTTCTTTTCCAGCACGTCGGCAACGCCCTTGGCCGACTCGTAGCCTTTCTTCATCTTGTAGAAATTGTCGAGCGACTTATCCTTGTTCAGTGCGTTCTGCGCGTCGTTCTCTTCCTTGAAAATCTGTTTCTGATTGGGCACGCCCGCCGCGTCGAACTTGCGGTTCATCAGATTCAGTTTTTCTCGATTGATGGCGATGTTGGACTTGCGGTCGGCGGTCGCATCGCGGTCACGCTTCTTGGTTTCTTCCAGCGATGCCGCGCGATCCTTGCTCGCCTGGTCGGATGCTTCCTTGCGCAACTGGTCGCCCATCGTCGCAAAGCGGTTGTTGATCGGCGCAATGGCGGCGCGAAGCTCTTCCGGCGTCGCCTTGGTGATGTCGGGGATGGCCTTGTCGATCTGCTGCGCGATCTTCTTCGCTTCGCCGGGGCCGATGTTGTCGTTGATGTATTGCAGCGCCGATTGCAAATCGTCGAAGCTGCGCACGCCGCCGAGCGCTTGCGACGCCTGCTTGGTGCGGTTCTCCATGTCTTTATATAGCTCGGCTTGCGCCAGCCGCACTTCCTTCTGCTGCGCCGCGACTTCCTTTTCGGCGGCGGCAACGTCTTTCCAGTCGCCCATGTAGTTGGCGTCGCGCGCATTCTGCTTGGCGCGGTCCACGTTTTGCAGCGCGCTCTTCACCACCTGCATCAGCGGGTTGTTCGCCGACGTGGGAACCATCGTGCCATCGGCCAGCGTCACCATGTCGGGCGTATCTTTTTTCGGCGTGCCGTCCGCATCGCGCGCTGCCCGCTGTTGCAGCATAAAATCGATGTTGTCCTGGCGCTGCATGGCGCGCTTGTTCATTTCCACAGCTTGCATGCGCTGTTGCGTCTGCGCGCGAGTGTCGTCGATGCCCGCTTGCGCCGACATCATGCTCAACAGTTCGCCGGTTACGTTAGCCATCGCCTGCTCCTAACCGTACAGCACATCAACCGACGAGAATGGATCGTCGATGTTGACGATATTACCTGCGTCGAAGAATGGATCGTTGCTGAATGGATCGTTGCTCGGATCGAACGCAGGGTTCACATCGACGCCGCCTGGCGCTTCCGTTCCTGCCGGATCTGGATTGTAATTGGTGTCCACCGCGTTCGGATTCGGATTCACATCGACGCCACCGGGCGGATTCAACCCTTCGGGATCGGGATTGCCGTTCGCATCAACCGCCGTCCAGTTGCCGCTCGCATCCTGGCCCAATCCCATCGACTTAAACAAGCCTTTCAACGCTTCCGGTACGCCTTGCGGGAACAGCGACTTGATCAGCGGAGCGAGCGCCGATGCGCCGGAAGCAAAGTCTTGCGCTTTCGTCTTCTGCCCCGCCTGGATCGCCGCCGCTGCGCCAGCGGGCGAGCCGGAAGTCACGCCGCCGAGATCCATCAGATTCTTGAGCTTGGTCTGAATTGCGTTGTAACCCGCCGTCTGCCCATACTGTTGTAATGCAGCGAGCTTGTTGCCCGACAAAGACATACCTTGCGCACCCGCCGTACGGTTGACACCTTCGAGCCCGAGATCGAGCGATGCTTTGAACGTCGGATCTTGCAAGATCGACGACGGATCTTTCATCAAATCGACAATAGGCTGCTGCCATTGCGCTCGCTGGCTGCGATACGGATCAGCAGCGTCGGCAACCTTGTTCGCATCGCTGGCGGCTCCACCCGAAACGCCACGAATAAAATCGTACAGCTTCGTGATCCACAGCGATGGATCGTCGGCAGTTGTCGTCGGTGCGGGATCAGCCATATCAACTCCCCGGTTTATTCATTTCGTACATCGCGGCAGTCTTAAACGCGCTCATGTACAACTTCAACATCGGTGCCATCGTGCCACCGGACATCACCGTGGCGAAAAGCATCGGCAGCATCGGCGCAACTTGCCAGAATGTATCCCATCCGGTCTTCGGCTGCACGATGTTACCCTGGTACGTCATGTCACCCCATAGCTGTGTATGGGCGACCATGCCAGGATCGTGCAAAGTCTGATCGTTGCCCTTGGCCGCTTCCACGTTAACCAGGCGCATGCTTTCTTTCGGCGTGTCGCCAGTCAGCGCGTACCCGGCAAAGTTATGCGGCGCATTCAAGCCGAGTTCGTAACGCTCGTCGGTGTTTCCTTCGCCGTAATTCGCAGGCACGTCATGCAAAAGCCCCTGCTCCATCAGATAGTCGCGTTCCTTGGCCAGTTGCGGATCGGCGTTCACTTGCTGCGGACCAAGCGACATGATCTTGAAAATATCCTTGGTGTAGTCCGCGTTATATGTAGGCGCGGCGGGCGGCGGCGTGGTAGCAGCCATCAGCTTTCTCCGGGGCTCACTGTCAGTTCAAGTGCTTCGAACTGCACCCGATTGAACACATCCTGACATTCCAGCTTGAACGCACGGCGACGCGCGGCACCGAGTCGGTTAGCGCGTGGGCGCGGCACACCGATGTTGAGGAACACCGGGGCTGAATAGTTTTGGTAGTCGTCATCAGTCCAATTCAAAACCATGTTGCTGTTGACAAACGCCTGCGCACAGACGAGATCAACAATGCCGAAAAACTTCTTCTGCATCGTGCCGCCGTCAATCTTCGCCGTCTGCATAATCATGTCGATCAGTACACCTGCATCGGTGAAAAGGTTCTGCGCACTGACGTTGTAGATCTGCACATTTTGCCCGCCCACCCACAACGTCTGTCCACTGGCTTCGTCCACCGAGATATTGCCATAGTAGAAAAAGCTGCCGTTGTAGCCGGGATTTTGCGACGCCCACAAGTACCACATTTTCATCTGCAAGTCGTACACCAGCGCGACCGTGCCCTGGTTCAGATTGATCACGATGAAGTTGTGGCCGGTGTCGGCACTGGTGGCCCAAATAAGCTCGGGGAACGACGGCGCACTATCACCAATCAAGGCTCGATCCACCTGCGGCGTGCTGATCTTCTGCGGCTGCATGCCGTTGATCATGTAGATGCCCTGCGCGCCTTGCTGCGTTTGTCCGAGAAAGAAAATGGTGTTGCCGCTATTGGCAAACGTCGGGTGGCCATCGAGCCCCGCCGCATTCTGTCCCACCATGCCAACTTTCTGATTGGCGTTGATGTACGGTGAGATCGAGACACCGGGCGGCGGATTGCCCGCGTCGTAGAAATACTGGATCGTGTAAGTGCCGAAAGCGACGATGTAGTTCAGATACTTCGCCAGTCCTGTGCCCTTGTCGTCCTCGAAGCTCGCGGTGATGAACTGCAACGAAGGCCAGGTAAGCGCATCGAAGATCTTGCAGGCGTGGATCTCCGCTTCCGGCGTCATCACGTAAGCGAAGTCGTTCAGCACAACGAGCCCCGGCACCGTTGCCGGGGGATAGTTCGGATCGGTGACTTTGATCAGCGTGCCCGCGCGCAGCACGTAGAAATTGCACTGATTCTTGAACAGCAGTTGCGTGCCATTCTCGAAAGTGGCGAACTGGTAGAACTGCCCCGCGATGGTCGGCGACAACGGATAAAACGTCGAAGTGCTGGTGTCCAGATTGAAGCGATAGTTCTCCTGCTTGCCGACGAAGGCAAACGCCTGGTAACCGCCCGACACCCACATCGTCTCGTAGCGGAACTGGTTGATCGTGGCAGGCGTCTTGAACACCACGGCAGCGGCGGCTTGCCGTCCACTCGAAAAACCGGGATTGACCGATACTTGCGTCCAGGTGATGCCGTCGGACGAACTAAGCACGGTTGATAGCTCAACGCCGCCTGTTTGCACGCCGCCGAACAACCACATTTTGTTGTTGTAGACGCAACCCGCCATGAAACCGCGCGCCGTCGCAAATGCAGCAGCATTCACCTGCGTCCACGTCATGCCATCGGGCGACGACCACACGTCGTTGCGATACACCCCCGGCGAACTCGCGCCGCCGATCATCCAGAATTTGTTCTGGAACACCAGGCACGTCGCACCGGAGCGCGTCGTAAACGGCACAGCACTGGTTACCTGCGCCCAATTGATGCCATCCGACGAGAACCACACATCGTTGAGCGTCGCACCGGCCAGGTTGCTGCCGCCCATGATGTAGATGCCGTTGTTCGCTGCGACGCAGCCGAAGTCGTAGCGGCCCACCCACGGCGCTGCCGCCGTCGCCTGCGTCCACACCGTGCCATCGGTGCTGCTCCACACGTCGCTATACACCGTGGAGCCCTGGAAACCGCCCATGATCCACATGGCGTTGTTGAACACACATGCACCAAGCCCGACGCGCGAGCCCGTTCCTGCGGTCGATGTTTGCAGCGCCCATGTGACGCCATCTTGCGTAGACCACACGTCGTTACCGATGGCTCCGCTGTTAAGCTGACCGCAGATCACCCACATGCGATCATTGAACGCCAGCATGACGTGCTTGAAACGGCCTGCCCACTGCGGCGGTACGTTGACGGCGCTTTGTCCGCTGCTGCCGCTCAACGTCGAGCCGGTAGTGCGAATCAGAACATCATTGACGATCAAATACTCGAAGCCGTTGAAGTAGAACTGACCCTGTGCGTAGTTCCCCGCTGCCGGGTTGTAGAAAACATTCGTGCCGGGACGGCGATAGACGAACTTCGCGCCGCTCGCGTCTTCATCGACGTAACCATTCTGGATATAGCCATCCCGCCCGCCGATAGTTCCATCGCGCGACTCGAAATTAATGGCCAGCGGAATGCGCGTCTTACCCATAGTGCTGGTAGTCCGGTTGGAAATACATCGTCGCTTGCTCAGTCGCACCCCAATCGACGATCTCGGCGAGCGCTTCCTTGGCTTCCTGCTTGATGCGGCGGATGCGATCTTCCGGCACTTCGTACTTGTCCGCTATCGCCGCCGAAAGATTCTTGGTCAATGCCTCATACCATTCCAACGGCAAGTCGAATGTGTCGCCCACGGCGCTGATGTCCTGGATCGGTCGCTGCACCTTCAGGTAGATCGTTCGTGTCGCATCGACCGGCGTGACAAAGACATACAACACGCCAGCAGCGTTCGCCGGGTTGTACGCGACGTTCGGTGCCTGCGTCATCTGCGGATCGTAGTAGATCGAGTTGACGATGCCCGGTGCGCCCTTGGCTCCTTCCTGCGCATACTCAAGGCGGGAAAGAATGATCAGCGGCGTGTCGTATGGGAGGCCAGCGGTGACAAGCCGAATGAACGAGCCATTGAGTACGCGCAGC